CGCTTATGGAATCCGAATGCCAGCTTATCGGCATGAAGCAGATCAAGGAATTCGAAAAAGTAGTCGATAATCTTTTCAAGAAATATGACATTGACTTCAACTTCACACGCCACTTCGGTGACCGTATGAGTGATGAAAGAAATACTCCTTGCATTACACTCAAAGAGTTGGCAGACTTCATTAAGAAGATTTACGCAAAGCAAGGCAAGTCACTTAAAGGCGTAGCAGGCGCAGAAGCGGTCATCAAAGATATGCAAACTGACCTTAATATTCCTGTAGCTGTGACATACGACTCAAAAAATGATGAGTTTGATGTAGTCATGAAGACGATTATGCGTAAGAAGAACTTCAAGACGCCCGACAAAATTATTACATATTAATACTGAGGAAAATAAAATGAGTTTTGAATTTAAAGAAGAACACCTAGCGGCAATGATCCCGACTAACAAGAATGTAAAGTCTTGGCATGAAGCTATGTTGGCTATTTTTCCGAAGTACGGCATCGACAATCAAGAACGTATTGCGGCATTCGTCTCGCAATGCGCCCACGAGTCAAACAACTTCAATAGTCTTGAAGAGAACTTAAACTATTCCGAAGACGCACTGAAAAGAGTATTCGGTCGTTACTTTGGTGCCGGATCGAAGCGCAATGCTAAAGAGTATGCACGTAATCCTGAGAAGATTGCCAACTATGTTTATATGGATGTCTATAGATCAAAATCAGGCGCACTTGGCAACGTAAAAGATGGCGACGGATGGAAGTTTCGTGGTCGTGGTCTAAAGCAATTGACTGGTCGCAGTAACTACAACGAATTCGGCAAGTCTATCGGTATGACTGCCGACGAAGCTGCCGTGTATGTTGCCACAGAAAAGGGTGCTATTGAGTCCGCTTGCTGGTTCTGGGGAACGAGAAAACTTAATGAAGTAGCAGATAGCGGCGATGTCGTTAAAATGACTAAGATCATTAATGGCGGCAACATCGGACTTGATGATCGTAAGAAGCGCTATAATGAAGCGATTAAAATTCTCGGTAGCAAAGCGACGGCAACAGCCTCGAAGCCAGCAACAGTCTCGAAGCCAGCACCTATTTTAGAATCGACCAGCGATGCAGCATACAAACTTGGTTCAAATGGCGAAGGCGTTAAAGAGATTCAACGACTACTGAAACTTTTTGTAGACGGCGACTTCGGTAGAGGCACACAAGGCGCAGTCAAGACATTTCAAAGAAACTACGGACTAACTGACGATGGTGTTGTTGGACCGCAAACGCTATCAAAGATGAGAGGTAAGCTAAAATGAAAAAGTTCAACGAATTCGTTAAAGAAGACTACGATGAATATGGTATGCCCGACATGGACATGGACGACTATGATCAAGACGCAGGCGAGTATGACTACGAAGGCGCTATGGCGGTTGTTCAACTTCGCACCATTATCCGCAATGCTGAGACTATGTTGACTTTGATGGAGGATGATACAAATCTTCCTGAGTGGATTCAATCTAAACTCACCATCGCAGAAGACCACATCATGTCGTCTGCAAACTACCTACAGAGTAGAATGGAAGAATGAAATCTTTCAAGTCATTTCTAGAGCATACCAAATGCGGAACACCAGATTGCTGTATGCAGTGCGACGAAGCACATATCGTGGAAGAGTCGGAACACGAGGGCCGTAAGGTAACACTTAACGACCCGTTTCGACTTCCCAGCGGTTCTACAAAGAAGTTTGGAGTATATGTCAAAAACGATAAGGGTAATGTTGTTAAAGTTACCTTTGGCGATCCAAACATGGAAATCAAAAGAGACGACCCTGCACGTAGAGCGTCTTTTAGAGCAAGACACGGATGTGATAATCCTGGTCCCAAATGGAAAGCCAAGTATTGGTCGTGTCATCAATGGCGTGCAGGCGCTAAAGTAGACAACTGATAAATACAATAATAACAGTGTACCTCAATTTCGGAGATAATAATGAACAAGAGAACAAACAATTCTTTGTCAGAAAGCCTAACATCGGCAATCACAAAGTCTATCGATAAGATTCAACTAGCCGAAAAACTTGACGCAAATGTCGTGCGTGGCGATAACTACAATAGTATCCCTGACGGCATCGTTGCACAAGCAAAAGAAAAAGTCAAGAAAATGAAGTTGACCAAAGGCAGCGAATACGAGCCGGCGATGACTAAAGTTCTTTCTGACATGGGCTACGAAATGAATAGAAGCGGCAAATACGTCAAAGAAGCTGCACTTGATCCTGTTGATCCCGTAGCACTCAAAAAGAAGTTCGCTGACCGTAAAGACAAAGACATCGATAATGATGGCGATTCTGATAGTTCAGATGAATATCTACACAAGCGCCGCAAAGCAGTCTCTAAGGCAATTGCAAAAGAAGAGACGGAACTTGACGAAGCTACCGTATCTATTTACAAGGACATGACAAAAGAGCCTGGCAAGATGGTTTCCAATAGAGTACAAGTAAAGTCATTCAAAGATGCAAATGCGATGGGTGCGTTCCTCGGTAACCAAAACGACGACTCTTGGAAAGAGACTGGCGTTGCTGGTCTAAAGTCAGGCAGATACAAAATTGATATGTCATCTAAGGGCGGAAAACCATCAAAGAGCTTCATTAAGGTGAATGAAGAAATCGAAGGTTTTGATGAAGCAAAAAACGATTACACAGTCAATCACAAAACATTTTCTTCCGCAGTTCAGCACGCCACGTCGCAAGTTGAAAAGCGTGGATATACAGTAGACGAAGAAGATTACGACCGCAAGGTTGCAATGGGACCACGTAAGCCTACAACTGGTAAGACAAACACATACACGATTGATCTTATGAAGGACGGCAAAGAAACAAAGCGTAAACTTCAAATGCAAGTATACTACGATCAAGGTCGTTACGAACTTAACATGTACATTTCATAACCCACAAAAAGGAGAGACCAAAAATGGCACTATGGGGAAATAAAGACACCAAGTCTGTAACTGGCACGATCACGACAGTCCAAAATGATACCGCTATCGTTGGCGCTGGTACTGCTTTCACTACAGAACTTAAAGTAGGACAAACACTTGTCATTGACACAGTTCCGTATACAATTGCGTCAATTCAAAGCGACACTGCACTTGAACTACAAGTTGCTTATGCCGCTGTTGGCGCAGCTTTGCTTACAGTAACAGCAAACGAATCACCTGCTTATGTAGCACATGCCGACAAAGAAGTCGTTTTTGGTGTTGACACAACAGAAGCTGGTGTAACTCCCGGCGTTGTTCACTCTGGCTGGGTTCAAGTTACAGTCGGAACAGGTGGTCGTTCAGGTCGCACGACATACGAAACACTTGTCGCAACTGGTTCGATCCAGGCCGATGCAGAAGATACAGTATTCCCAGACGCATAATACGACTATAAATAGAATTGGAGAGGGTGCGAGTCCTCTCCAATCGCTTGAAATAACATATGGAATATAACATGTTACTTGATGAACAGTCTTTTTTGATATATGCTGCCAGATATTATGACATGCGTAAGTCTTCAGGCGTCGAAGAGTTTTACGATGATCTAAAAAAGTTCCAGTATTTAAAAAGACTATTCAAAAGATACGAAGAAGAAGGTGAATTAAAAGTCAGATTGATCTTAAACCACTTGATCGTTTTATACAATTGCTTTGGACCGTATGCCACGCATATGCTGTTCTTCAAGCTAAAAGAGCATCACTCTTGCTTGAAACCATTTGTCATGTTTCTAAATTATATGCCTGACTATATAGAGTATGAAGATAAAAAGATATATAATTCGGAGATACCTCTGGATACACAAATAGTAAAAGAGTTGAGACAATTATGATAGACCTATTTTTTCTATACGTGTTCATCAAAAAACTCGTTACGCCATTCGATAAGTGGAAGGCGTATGAGGAAGGTATCATCGATGACAAAGGCAACATTATAAAATCAGCAGACGAACGCAGTCGCACCATAAAAGGTCGTGAAGCGTTTACAAAGTTTGATCTTATGGTACTCAAACTCAAAAAGCTATTGGCAAAGGTACCTGGCGGGCAGACACGCATCGCAACGTATGCTGCCGCATTGTGGTTAATCAAAGAACACAAAGACACTGATTCTTCTATGCTAAACGAAGAAGCTGCTATGGTATCTATAAACTCATATATCGATTATATCAGAGAAAACACAGATGTCAATACAAAATTTGAAGAATTCTTCGCAGAAGATGGAACGATGTCTGCCGGTGGCGGTCTTGTTGCGGGCATCGGCGTCGGACCAAAAGGAGAGCCAGGGTTTACTCCTGCGCAAATGAAGCGCTATAAGCGAAAGAATATACAAAAGTAAGGGAGAATAATAATGGCTGACCCTGACTTAAAGACAGATGTCGAACTACTAAAAAGAGACGTATCGAATATACAACTTACGTTGAGCAAATTGGATACTGCTATCGATAAAATTGCAGACGTGTCTAACGGCATTTCTAAGATACTTGCTGTACATGACGAGTCTATACTATTTCTAAAAATGTCCGTTGAAGAGCGCAAAAGACTTTCCGAGAAAGAAATTGAGCTACTGCATAAACGTATGTCGGAAATGAAAGATGAGAACATACAAGATCGCAAGACGAATCAGGAAGAGCTACTTAGAGCTATCAAAGAACTTGATGCCAACAGCAACGACAAAATCGTAGCGATGTCGGATAGAGTGGCCATGCTTGAAAAGTGGAAGTGGGCTGTTGTGGTCGGCGCTTCGGTCGCAGGCTTCTTTTTGTCAAAAATGGACCCGTTCACGGCATTTTTTGGTTGACAAGCTCCCTCCATCGTGTATAATCATATTAATGTGATTCAAATACTATGGAGTGATTATGAACTATATTGACTTAAAGTATACAAATCTGCTATCCAACCGCCTTGAGAGGTTCTCCGTCAAGGCAACCAATCCCTATCGTGTCAACTTCCGTTGTCCTATCTGTGGTGACTCTAGCAAGTCTAAAGTCAAGACAAGAGGTTGGATTCTAGAGAAGAACAACTCCGCCATCATGTACTGCCACAACTGTGGTGCATCTATGGGTCTGCGAAGGTTCCTAGAGAAGATTGATCCTATTCTCTACAATGATTATATCATCGATACTCGCCTCGACAAAGATATCCTAAAGAAGCAAATAGAAGAAATCAAATCTCCCATTGATACGCTGATTCATAAGGTGCCTGTATTTAAAAAGTCAGGATCGCCCCTTCTGAGTATTAAGAAGATTAGTCAATTGCGACCTGATCATCCAGCGAAAGCATATATACAGAAGAGACAGATACCCACATCAAAACACTACAAATTGTATTACGCACCTAAGTTCAATTCTTGGGTGAACAGTATCATTCCTGGCAAGCTGCCTGACAATGGCAGGGATGCACCACGACTGATTCTGCCCTTCATCGATAAAGCTGGTGTGCTGTTCGGCTTTCAAGGCAGAGCGTTTGATAAAACTTCTCTACGTTATATCACTATCATGCTTGACGAAGAACGAGCAAAAATCTTTGGCATGGACACTGCCGACTTTGATAAAAAGTATCAAATCGTTGAAGGTCCAATCGACAGCCTGTTTCTTGATAATACCATCGCTATGGCTGGTGCTGACGTTACTGTTCCTAATGAAGAGAACTCTGTTACAATATTCGACAACGAGCCTCGAAATAAAGAGATATGCGACCGTATGCATAAGGCACTTGATCGTGGATTGAAAGTCTGTATCTGGCCATCAGGTATCGTAGACAAAGATATTAACGACATGGTTCTATCTGGCGTTGATCCTATTAATGTTCAGATGATTATCGACAACAACACCTTCTCTGGGCTGCAAGGAAAGCTGCAACTCAGTGCTTGGAGAAAATGCTAGACCACATTGAGAAAAATAGCACTTGACATCGCCTTTGATGCGTGTTAATGTGGTACATGAGACTGTAATCAACTGACTTTATTGGAGAACCGTTAATGATTCGAGCTATCTTTGCCTGCGACTCTACTGGCGGCATCGGTCGTCATGGCACTATTCCATGGCCTAAGAACACAGCAGACTTGAAGTGGTTTAAAGAGACTACTACAGGTGAGATTGTTATGATGGGCAGAAAAACTTGGGATGACCCTATGATGCCGAAGCCCCTTCCTAACAGATATAATATCGTCGTATCAGACCGTGAAGTTATTCATGGACCTAACATGATCGTGAAGCGAGCCGATGTAGAAAAATATCTAAAGATGTTTCGAGATATCAATAAAGATGTGTGGATCATCGGTGGTGGGCTCCTTCTATCTGCTACAGTGTCTATGTGTGATGAGATTTGGATCAGCCGTATCTCAGGCGATTATGACTGCGATACACGTATTACGATACCCGATTCGTTCACACTGTATGATGCACGAGTAAGCGAAGCGCTTGGCCTTCAACTAGAGAAGTATAAAAATGCAACAGTATCATGATGCACTACAGCATGTTCTTGACAACGGCGAAGAGTGTTCAGATAGAACGGGCGTAGGAACCCGGTCTATTTTTGGTCATCAGATGCGATTTGACTTGACAAAGGGCTTCCCTGCTGTTACAACTAAGAAGTTAGCTTGGCGTGCAGTCGTGGGTGAACTACTCTGGTTCCTCGAAGGAAGCACAGACGAACGCAGACTTGCAGAAATCACATTCGAAAAAGACCGAACAGAACTTGTCGGCAAAAACACCATCTGGACAGCCAATGCTGATGCGCAAGGTAAAGGACTAGGCTACACAAACACTCTGTTCAAAAAGGAGTTAGGACCAGTATACGGATATCAGTGGCGCAACTTTGCTGGCTCATCGTGGCAACCTGAATTCTACGGTCAAGTCAAACACGGCTTCGATCAAATCGAATGGCTTATCAACGAAATTAAAACCAACCCAGATTCACGAAGACTCATTCTATCGGCGTGGTCAGCGGGACAGATACATCTTATGGCATTACCGCCTTGCCATACGATGTCTCAGTTTCGTGTCATAAATGGTAAATTAAGCTGTCATCTGTATCAGCGTAGTGCCGATATGTTTCTAGGCGTGCCATTTAATATTGCCTCATATGCCCTTTTGACGCACATGATTGCTGCTATTTGTGATCTAGAAGTAGCAGATTTTGTGTGGAGTGGCGGCGATGTTCATATATATAGTAATCATGGTGACCAAGTAAGACTTCAACTAGAACGGTCACCACGAAATCTTCCCACACTAGAGTTGCCTAAAATAGAAAATCTTCTTGATGTGCTAAATTCAAGCACTTCTGATTACATTCTGCGCAACTACGATCCTATGGACAATATAAAAGCGCCAATGGCGGTATAAAAATAAAGAGGTTACTACATGCTATTCGAAGAACAAATTTCCCGTAAGCCCGACCAATACCCATGGACTAAACAATTCATCGATGCCATCTGGCAGGGATTTTGGACACCAGACGAATTCAACTTTAGATCAGACTACTCTCAGTTCAAAAGCGATTTGTCCGAAGAAGAGCAACAAGTCGTTGTACGCACTCTGTCTGCCATTGGTCAGATTGAAGTCGCAGTAAAAACATTCTGGGCAGACATCGGTCGCCATATGCCGCACTCATCGATTCGTGATCTTGGTTATGCTATGGCAAACTCCGAAGTCATTCACAACCTAGCATACGAAAAGCTGCTTGATGTTCTACATCTGAGCCACGTATTCGAAGAGAACTTGAAAGAAGAAGTGATCAAAGGTCGTGTCAACTATCTTCGTAAGTACAACAAGAAAGTATACAAAGACGCAAAGCAACAGTACATCTATTCGATCATCCTGTTCACCTTGTTCGTAGAGAACGTGTCTCTGTTCAGCCAGTTCTATATCATCATGCACTTCAATCGTAATCGTGCCGTGCTGAAAGATTGTGCGCAGCAAGTGCAATATACTCGCAACGAAGAAATGCTTCATGCGCAAGTTGGTGTCAAGTTGATTCAAACTCTTCGTGAAGAATATCCGCAGTATTTTGACGAAGAAATGCATTCTCGTATTCAACAAGAGTGTGCCGATTCTCTGTTGGCAGAAGGCAAAGTTATCGATTGGATCATGGGTGACTATTCTATTCCAGGTCTGAGCGCAGACATTCTAAAGAGTTTCATCGCAAAGAGAATGAAAGATTCGCTTGGTATGATTGGCTTTGATAACAGCACAGTCGAGTACAACCAGCACCACATCGACCAGACATACTGGTTTGATGAAGAACTACTTGGCGCTAACATGACAGACTTTTTCCAAAAGCGCCCAGTCGAATATGCCAAAGGCAAAGGTATCACCGCAGACGATTTGTTTTAATTGAGTATAACACCAGTGGAATATTATTGTTCCACTGGTGTTTCTTTTGACATCACAAAAATAATAGAACCGTATAAAATAATTAGAGGACATAATAATGATCGACACAACTAAGAATTGGTGGTGGGCTAACGAAGGATCAAGAACATTCCTATCAAGGGGTTACATTGATGGTAATATGACTGCGGAAGAACGGGTAAGAGAAATTGCTAAAACGGCTGAGCGTATCTTAGACATCGAAGGATTTGCAGACAAGTTCTACCACTACATGAGTCGTGGTTACTATTCGCTATCGTCTCCCGTGTGGAGCAACTTCGGAACAAACAAAGGTCTTCCTATCTCGTGTAATGGCGTGTTCATCGATGACTCCGTTGAGTCTATCTTGAACAAAGTTGGCGAAGTCGGTATGCAGACTAAGATGGGCGCAGGCACTTCCGCATACATTGGCGCTATTCGTTCTCGTGGTTCCGATATTAAGACTGGCGGCAAAGCAGACGGTCCAGTTCACTACGCCAACATGTTCGAAACTACAGTTGACATCATCAGTCAAGGCAACGTCCGTCGTGGCTCAATGGCTGTTTATATCGATATCGAATCACCAGATATCATGGAGTTTCTTGAATGTCGTGAAGAAGGTTCTTCAATCAAGAACCTAAGTCTGGGCGTATGTATCTCTGATAAGTTCATGGCCGAAATGATTGAAGGTGATTCTGAAAAGCGGGACGTGTGGGCAAGAATTCTGCGTAAGCGTCGTGAGTCCGGTTATCCTTATCTGTTCTTCTCTGATACGGTAAACAACAACAAGCCACAAGTTCTCAAAGACAAAGAACGCCGAATCTGGGCATCGAATTTGTGTTCAGAAATTGCACTGCCTTCTGCCGTGGATGAGTCATTCGTATGCAACCTAGCATCTATGAACGCCGTTACGTTTGATGAGTGGCAGCATACAGATGCAGTCGAAACTATGATTTACTTCCTAGATGCAGTCATGGAAGAGTATATCGGCAAAGTGAAAGATATTCCTTTCATGCAATCGTCTTACAACTTTGCTGTTCGTTGGAGAGCATTGGGCTTAGGCATTCTCGGATGGCATTCGTATCTACAGTCGAAGATGATCCCATTCGAATCTTTCCAAGCTCACATGGAAAACATCAAAATTGCAAAGTTTATTGATGATCGTTCTTTGATCGCAACCAAGGAACTAGCTATTGAGTATGGCGAGCCAGAAGGAATGCTCGGTTACGGCCAACGAAATCTTACACGTTGCGCTATCGCACCTACTACCTCCTCTAGTTTCATTCTTGGTCAAGTTTCTCCGAGCATTGAGCCGTTAGCGTCGAACTACTTCACCAAAGACCTTGCAAAAGGAAAGTTCACGTTTAAGAACCCAGCACTCGCAGAAGTTCTCAAAGCACATGACAAAGATACGTTCGAAGTTTGGGAATCTATCTTGAAGCGTGGCGGATCGGTTCAACACCTTGAATTCCTGACACAGAACGAGAGAGACGTGTTTAAGACGTTCTCGGAGATTACGCCAATATCAATCGTGCAGCAAGCGGGTGCTAGACAGAAGTATGTCGATCAAGCCCAGTCGCTGAACCTTCTAATTCATCCAGATGTATCAGCAAAAGATGTGAATGCTCTGATTATCGAAGGCTGGAAGCTGGGTGTGAAAACTTTCTACTACCAACGTTCTGCTAACCCAGCACAAGAACTAGTACGTGATATCATGAATTGTTCGGCGTGTGAAGCGTAATTCTTAGATAACTAGCAATAACGACCGTGATAAAGGGGGGACAAATCGTCTCCCCTTTAGTCGTTTTACAGACTGACTCCAGGGACGATGCTAAATACTCAAATGGAGCTATAGAGTTCCCCGAGAAAAGTAACATGTAACGTGGAGATAATCAAACATGGAAAGATTCGAACATATTTGTGGAGTATGTGACACTGAGTTTGCGGTAGAGCTATTCGAAGAGAAGGTAGCTTTTTGCCCTTGCTGCGGCGAGCATTTGGCCATCCCAGAAGATGAGACTTGGGAAGATGATAACGATAGCGACGAAGACGACGAATGATCTGGACTTTAAACGACGTAGAGTTCACCAGTGAAATGATTGAAAGCTACGTCGGGTTCATCTATTGTATCACCGACCTCAGAAATAACAAAAAATACTTAGGTAAGAAGCTGTTCGTCTCGACCAGAAGACTTGCTCCTCTCAAAGGCAAAACACGTAAGCGTGTTGTCAAGAAAGAGTCAGACTGGAAAGACTACTTCGGTTCATCGGAAGAAGTCAAACTTCTGGTAGAGGAACTTGGTCGTGACAACTTTAAGAGAGAGATACTACATCTTTGTAACGCAAAGGGTGAAATGGGTTATCTTGAACTGTATGAACAGATGAAGCGACATGCGCTACTGTCGGACGAATATTACAATGGCATCGTACAGGCGAAGATTCACCGCACCCACGTCAAGAACCTCAAGTGGCTCATGACCGAAGACTGGGATGCTCCTGTAAAATAGCTCTTGACATCAACATCGAATCATAGTATGATCATATTGTAGTATAAGAGAATATGGAGATAAAGATGCCTAAGATGTTTATAGTATGGATGGTGTTCTGCGCCTTTGCTGGCATTGCTTCGCTGTTCTTCGTCGTCAGCAAGTGTGGTGCCAAAGGACTGTTTTACGGCAACGGTGCGGTTTTTGTGGCAGCGTCGGGAGTATGCGACGAAAAGTAACTCTCGACAACCCCCACAAATCAGGATGATATAATATGTCAATGCACATAGTTGCACCATACATGACCACGACAAAATATAATAGCAAAGACAAAAAGACAAAGAACAAACGTCTGCTTGCAGCACAGGAACGCCACGAGAAGTGGATGAACGATAAGGGCTACAACAAGAAAGCCACTGCTATCGTCAACGAGATTCCGAACTACTCTTCTAATAAACCAGCAGTGCCTCTCAGTAACAATATCTGTAGCAGCGGCACAGCAAAAGAGCGTACTGAGTACACTGGCACCTTGATCAAAGGCATCGCCACGATGCACAAAAGCAACGCTGTTCCCATCACGAATAAAGAGCAAGCGATACAAATAAGTCGAATGACCTAAAAATAGCGCTTGACAACGACAACGAATCAGTCTATGTTATAAGAGTGAGATAGACAAGAGGTACACGACATGAGTTACGATTTTGATTACTACAGGGGCAACGGGCTGTCATACCCAGAAATGCCAACCAAGCCTTTTCTGTCGCCCAATCACAAAAGTCCCGAAGCTCTTGCGTATGCCGATGCGTTGGTAGATTACGAGCATGAAATAGAGGACTACAAAGAATTGCTTTCTGTATACAACACTTCAAAGTATACACGCTTGACTGAGTTCTGCAATTTGTTGCGTGATGACCATGATATTAGCCAAGCTCAGTTCAATATTATCTGGCAGACGGTGAACAAGTCAAACGACCTCGGCGGCAATAATATGGTCTCGCAGGCAGCAGTTGATCGATTTGTCTTGTTCTACGACATGGCGTCAGAATTTGCTGCGCTAGAGGGTTGACAACGACAACGAATCAGTATATGATGAACTTGTAACAGATGATAGGAACTAGACAGATGGAACTTAAAGTAGGCAAAAAGTATGTCGATGGGTACGGTGATATCGTAACTATCACTGAGGATAACCCTGACACTTACGGCTATAGGTTTAAAGGAGTTCATCCTGGTGGTTCTTGGAACAAGTACACTATATCTGGTAAGGACATGGTAGGTCGACCAGGCAAAGGCGACTTGGTGAATGAATACATGAATATGAATCTATGGAGTAGCATCGCCCCAACTACAGAGCCTAAGACGTGGGGCGCTATGACCGACGTTGAAAAAGGCGCCTTACTTCTGGAAAATCTCCGAGGCGCTCGTATCGAGTTTAAGCCAACTGGTAGGGAGTGGACGCTGAGGAGACCTGACTCTAATGTTTGGCATACCGATTGGTGCTACCGGGTGAGAGTAATTTTGCCAAAGCAAGTTGCAAAACCAACTCTGGATGGCAAAACTGTTACTATTGATGGTTTTGAGTACGTTCTCACATTCTCAAGAT